CAGGAGCTGGCAAAAGCGGAGACTTCGGAAGGTCAAATATCGGAAGTGGTGGTACTCCCGGTACAGGCATTAGAACTTGTACTTGACCCCTGCTTTGGTCCCGTAGGAGTTCACGTCGTCAAACGCGGCACTGAGTTCCCCGTAGACAGACAGCTGTTCGGAAGCGGCAATAGCGCCACCCATCTTGCCAGTAGCAATGGTGCTACCCACACCACCGTCAGGAACCGAGTAGCTAGGGCCTCCCTGCAGGTAGTAGCTAGCCACACCCGAAGCACCCTCAACACCGATGTGGAAATCAGTGGTGGTACCCGAGTAGTCAGAACCAACAAAGCCGCTGTTGGCTTCGATGTTGGCGTAGAAAGGACCAGCAATGGCTGCAGGAGCTGCCAGGACCATAGCCGCAAGAGCAGCAGAAGCAGTTTTAAACATCGTTGAAAAACAAGGTCTTTGCAACTGTAGCCTTATTTGCCCTGACCACGGTAGGCTTTTTTGCCCCGTTTTGGTTTGCTGTTTTTACTGCTTCCCTGGGTCGTCTGTTTGGGCTTTGACGGGAGCTTTACTTTGTTCCCGCTAAACGTCTTACGCATGACTACTCGCCAAAGAGACCACGCTCGATGAAATCAACAGCTTGGTCGTCAACAGTGTTGTCAGTTTGCTCAGCAAGTTTACGGAGCAGATCAATAACCAGACGCTTCACTTTTTCAGATTGAATGAATTGAAAAAGAAGCGGGCGAATAAGTGCAATCATTGTTAGTAAGTAGGTAAAGAACCGGGTGGGGTGAAGTTAGAGGTGTCGGTTAGTTTGTAGGTCATAATCCGAACCTCCACTTGACTGCGTTAAAGTTTTGTGAGACTTCTGCTGTTGATAGTGCTTTGTTGTATATGGAGACTTGTGCTAGGTTTCCGCTTAATGGTCTAGTAATAGAATTATGATATCTTGAACCTATTGATACTGGAAAAGAATTATCATTTACAGGATCTGTCGACCTTGTAGTTGAATTATTTAAAAACACCCCATTTACATAACATAGCAAACTAGATGATCCTGATGTTCTTGTATGGGTGCAGCAAATGTTATACCAAGTATCAGTATTAAAAGTATATGATGGTTGTGTAAGTGGACCACCTGAACCTACATCAAAGTACAAAAATGATGAGTGAAACAAAACGGCATACTCTTCATTTGTGTCAGCAGTTCCTTTTCCTACAAGTGAACTGTATGTGGAATTAAATGCTGTTGCTTTAACCCAACAATTTATAGTTAATGATGTTGTACTTGTTAAAGAATTATCATCGAGAATAGTCCCATAATTAGTACCATCAAAAACGATAGACCCAAGATTACTAGAGTTGTAAGTTGGTTCGACGATCAGGGTGCCGTTGTTACCGTTGCCACTCAGGTCAGTCCAAGTTGTACCCGTACCAGGGTATGAACTCTGGTTAGCGGCATCTAAATTCAGAACTAGTCCATCAGTGACGATTGAAGGGTGGGATGTTCCAGTGATCTTCCAAGTCATGACACTACCTCCATAAGAAACGACACCGCGCCGTAATACGGGTCAGCGGGTTGGGATGTGTTGGTTAGTTTGTAGGTCATGGTATAGCAGCTCCAATGTCGGACATAAGGGTGGTTACGCGGGAGTCTAGAAGGGCGAGATCAAGGGATTCTCCGATGGAGTAGAAAGAAAGGCGGGCGTTTGTATATGCAGCATTAAGGTTTCCCCTTCGGAAGATTCTGATAGTTTCATTGAATGGGGCGGCGCTTGTATTCGCTACAGTAGTTGGCGACGAAGCTCCTCCGGTTTTGTAGACAAACTGAGTTGAATTGGATCTGCTAGCTCCAATAAGTCCAGTGTTACTGTAACTGTCGCCTACCAGTAACAAAGAAGAATTAAGGTTGAAATAATGTCCGGTGGTTGAGGCGCCAAAATGTGTGCTTGATCCAGATTGGTTAACGCCCGCTCCAAAATAAGAGCAATTTGCGGTAGTATCTGGCGATGTAACCCATACAGTAATATGCTTGTTATTTTGGGGATCGGTAGTGTTGTTCCTGTTGCTGTCGAGATACCTAGTCGAAGATGGCGCACTATTCCCCTTCAAACCCGTCTCCCTGTCGTAATCTCCAGCAACAAAGTTGTAATTTGTTGGTGCTGTCCCCTTAAGCGGAATCAATGCACCATTCAAAGTTCTAGCGCCAGCCAGAATGCAGCTTGCTTTAATTGCATCCCAGATGCCATCAGACTTGCATCCCTTGATAAAAGCGTTGTACGCCAACCGGACAGCAGGTTCCAATTCCTGACCATCAGCAGCCTCTATTGCTAAAACATAAGCTGCTGCATCCAAATCGTCGGGAAACACTTGGGTTTGAGATAGCGTCACCTTCCCCGGAATAGAAATCGGACTCATGGGATTGCAGCTCCTATATCTGTCATAAGGGTTGAAACGCGGTTGTCAAGTTTTTCAAGGTCGATGGATTCTCCGATGGAGTAGAAGGAGAGGCGGGCGTTTGTACGAGTATGATTTGTCCTTCTAAACACAGAAAAATCACCATTGGGCGGATTACCTAAAGTGGCAGCCTGTGTTCCTGTAGATCCATTTAATCTATACTCAAATTGAGTACTATCTCCCCTTGAAGTCCCTAAAAATCCTGTTGAATCTTGGTTGCCTGTAGCAATAAAACCTGTAGTCTTTCTATTGCGAAAAGTAAGGCTTGTTGATGTTCTTTGAATCTCGGTTAAATATGCGCCGTTATTAAGATAAACACCACCAATGTACGAAGCAGTATTGGTTCCTGCACTTGTAACGTAAACACTTTGATGTATGCTATCTGCAGGAACATCTTGCATATCCAAGCCAGAATCTAAATACGATACTGCAGGTGTACCCACTAACCCAGTTTCCCGGTTGTAGTCCCCCGCCACAAAGTTGTAATTAGTAGGCGCCGTCCCCTTGAGCGGCACTAACGCTCCATCTAAAGTTCTAGCACCAGCAAGGATACAGGACGCCTTAATAGCGTCCCAGATCCCGTCATCTTTGCAGCCAACCACAAAGTCGTTAATCGCCAAAGCGACATCATTTTCAATCGCTTGACCGTCTGCTGCTTCGACTGCAGCAATATACGTCTGGGCGTCAGGATCAGTGATCCCGTTGTAACCAGACGCCCAAACTAAAGTCATACAACCTCCTCTTCAGCCGGAGTAGGCGGTCCCCAAGAACCGTTACCTTCTTCGTCCACGCTGTACTCGTAGACAATGCTGGTTACAGGGTCGGTCCACTGGTCACCGTCTGCCCAAGCAACGTCGTTGGTTTCTTGGGTAACTTCACCGGTATCCGGGTCAGTAACTTCAGTAGTAACAGTAGTGGTCTCGGGGTAAACCACAACGTAAGGGATGGCATCGGGTCCGGTGTAAGCCGGATTACCGCGACCATCTTCAATCAAACGAGGAACGGAAGGACCGACGTAATACGGTCCAACCTTCAGATCCTGACAAGCTTTGTTGGCAACCGCGACAGCGTACTCACCGATAACTTGTTCAGCAGTTTTACCTTCAACAGAGGCAGTAGCCACGATGCCAGGGACTAGGTTGTCAGGGATCGTAATTGTGTAGTTCATTTGTTTAATTAGTTACCTTCAAGTGTAGCAACGCGGGCTTCTAGGGTTTCGATCTGCTCCTTTTGACGCTTAATCAGGTTTAGCAGGTGAGGCACGAAGCGGTCGTAGGCAACACCTTCTGGTTCTGGTTCGCAAGGCGTGTGTTCAATGCTACCGTTTTCTTGAACAACTGGCTCTGTCGTTTTCCAGTGCACAAGACGTGGATCAATTTCTGCTACTTCTTCTGCAATAAAACCCCAATAGCTGTGCGTTGGATCATCAGCAGCACAAGTTGATCTATACCAAACAGGACGACATTCCAGCAACGCATCTGCGTAAGTCTCGTCTAAATCCTCTACCTGTGTTTTGTACTTAATTGAAGAGGTGCTTCTTTGGATTGTACCCAAAGAGCTGACGTTCATATTGGCAGCATTGCCCGTAGTTTCGTTATATACGCCAAGGGATTGCACAATTCCACTGGAACTAATCCTCATCCGCTCCGTCGGGCTGCTCGCTCCGTCGGCAGTAGTGCTGAACACTAACCTGCCCGGCATGTCGTTAGCGCTAGGGGTGCCGTCTATTTCAGCCCTAACTTGAGCAGCAGTTACAAATTCAGATCCATCATTACCTTCAAAGTTAAGACCACCAATAACGTCGTTGTTTTGAAGAACAACATTACCAGTCCCTCTTGATTTAGCAATATAAACGTATGCGCCGCCAGAGGAATTTGAGTTTCTAATAGAAGCCCAGCCAAATCCGTTGGAGCTTTCAATTTGAAGCTGCGGATCGTCAGTCGAATTGCTGAAATTAGTACGCGCACTAGACGTACCCACCAACAGCCTGCCGGAGCTGTCGGTAACAACCTTGCTAGTGCCGTTAACCTGCAGATCAAGCAAGTTACCTGCAAAACCGCTAGCAGCATTGACACCAAGACCAGTACCACCAGTACTCCAAGCAGTAGAAGTAGAACCACTAGGTTCAATCAGTAGCTGAGGTTTAGTCGTAGTGGACGTTCCACCGCTAAACCAAGTACCGTCAAGTTTGACTGGAGGAGTAGAAGCTGCACCGTTAGCACCAATGGTGATGTCACCACTAGTTCCAACACTGGTATCAGTAGCTCCACCTTGAACGCCAGCATTGTTGTACTGCAGAGCACCGTTAGTGCCTTGGACAAGACCAACAACACCAGTTGCATCGGGGAAGCTGATAAAGCGATCAGCAGTTGCAGTGATGCTTTGAATCGTAGTGGTATAAGTACCGCCGTCATCAAGACTGATATCACCAGGAACATCAAGTTCAGTGTTGGCAGAATCCCACTTAAAATCAGTTACAGCACCAAGAGCGCCTGCACCGTCGTTAATCTGGATAGAACCAGCCACACCAGCAGGAGTAGCACCACCACCACCAATAGCACCCCAGGCAGATCCGTCATAACCTTCAAAACTGCTGTCGGTGCTGTTAAAACGGATGTAACCAGCCGAAGGCGAACCGTCTCGTTGAGCAGTAGTACCAACAGGTAGAGCAGCAGAACCAGTAATAGCAGTTTTAGTTACAAACGAACTGGCTCCAGGATCAATAGTGACAAAACCAGTTTGTTGGTCAACTTCAAAAGTATCGCCAACTTTAAACTTACCGTTGTGGTCAGTGCTTGATTGCCAGACCTTACCGTTATTTAGGTCTTTAACTTGGTTAGCTTCAACCGCAACGCCACCGTAATCAGGTAGTGCCCTGTAATCAGTACCAGAGCCAACATACTCAAAGGTATGTCCGCCCGTGCTGATCATGGACCGCAGGAAGAACCGAATAGTGGTTCCGTCTGCAAATCCAGCAGAAAGACCTAGGTTGTCGCTGTAGTTAAGAGGGTTTGGGTTAGAGATGTAAACTTTCCAACCACTGCCACTAACATCTGCCTGTGTAACGGGATAAATAGTTCCCCCAGTTCCATCAGCGTTACCGCCGATCTGAACCAGCATATTGTCTTGTGGACGTGGGTTGGTTTGATCACCGTGCCAGCCAGCGTCAGCAGTTGTTGCGTTAATAAGGAACCACGTATCAGCTGTAGTAGTAGCGCCGTTAGCAGTAGAGGTAAAGATATTGGTAGGGCTCTTACCGTCTGCGATCAAACCGTACTCACCAAAGTCAGTAGTGCAGTTGCTGAGGTTTAACTGACCACCGTTGAGTGCTTTGGCGTGGTAACGACAGAACGTACCAAAGAACGACACCAACTGTGCATAACCATCGTTAGTACACAGAACACCAGGACCATTAAGCAGAATCTGCGTAAAGGAGTCAACAACCATACTCCGAAGAGGACTGGTTGAAATAGGAGTGTTACCGTCGATCAGGATGCCGCCGCCAGTTGCTGCTGACGTTTGATCACCGCCAAGACCAGACCCTGGCAAGTTTGTTTGATCGTATTTAACAGAGTTATCAATTCCAGAATCAGCAAAGTTAGTGCAGTTCTGGATGTAGGGGCTTTTCTTAATAGAAGCGTTGTTATAGAAAGCAACAGCCCAACCCTGGTTAGTAGGCAGACCGTACGTAGTGCCAGGGTCTACAGCGTTTCCACCAGCAGTACCGCTTGCTTTAAGACCAACGAAAGTCATGTTGGCAAGCAGCGTACCGCTGTTCACCTCAAACATCGTGTTGGTTTCAGTAGCTTGCGTAGGCTGAACAAAACAGCTACGAAGCGCAGAACCAACAATAGAAACGTTTACCCGTTGAATCTGAATAGGCAGTGTTTCTTGATAAACACCAGGAGCAACAACAATCAGCGTCCCATCAGCACCATCAGCGTTGACAAGCTCAACAGCACGTTTAATTGATTGAAGAGGTGCTTGCGGCAGGTAACCAGTAACACTTACTGCATCACTACCGTTTGTTGCGTCTACATAACGAATAATAGTGTTACCAGTTGGGATGTAAGGATTACCCGAAGTAATAGTTTGCCAGCCACTACCGTCATACAGTTTTAGTGCAGTAGCTCCTGAGGTGTTGTCGTACCAGAGCTTTCCAGGCTGAGTTGTAGTAGGTTCAGAGCCGCTGATGACAAGATCGTGGCGAGTTGAGATCGCACCAGCAGTAGCAATCTTAGTGTCGTCCCAAGCGATGACTTGAGCCGTCTGCTCTGCAGTGTTAATGGTCTCTCCATCGACATCCCAATGGTTGTCATCTACGTAATCCTTGTTGGTAGCGTCAGTGCCGCTAGTAGGAGTAGGAACAACAGGGCTGCTGCTAAACGTTTTAACACCAGCAATCGTTTCGTCGTTGAGTTGATCAACAAAACGGTTGTCTAGGGTTGCAGTCGTAGGCCAGTGACTGTCGTCTGAGATCCAAGCCTCAGTGCTGTCAATGATGCCAGGGA